GGGGGGGAGAAGGAGGAAACACAGAGACACACAGTCGCACAGGGCGGCGGCCCCAACTTTTTTACAGACCTGAGGCAGGGTAGTAATGTATCCCTCGTAAGAACAACCAGAAAGGATTCTGAAATGACCTTCACTCAGCTGGCCTCCGAGCTCAACATCCAGCCCTACGAGCTGGCGGCGCTCCTCGACCTCGGGACCGATATTCCTGAGGGTGAGCTGCCCGAGGGTCTCGTCTCGGATATCCGCGAGATCGTGTCCTACGACAACCGCCGCAACACCAAGCCGGAGAGCTGAGAATAAAGGCCCCGGGAAAACATCCCGGGACCTTTCCTTCATTATGAAGTGAGCCAAGAAGTTAGGTAGTGTGACAAGAATGAGTTACTTCTCTGCTGCGATTAAGGGGATTCACATTCTCCCCGCATTCCGTAGGCGCCTCGAGCGGCTATTCCGTGACGCCAACTCTGCGTGGATTGAGCTGACCGATCACGGGTATGAGCTCTACATCCTCGGGGAGCGGCACTCTACTAGCTACACGCTAGAGGACGCCACCCAGGAGCTGACCGACGCTCTTCTGGGCGGCAGAAACAGGGTCATGCCGGAGTCTGTGTCTGTACTGGAGGTCACAGACAGTGTGTGGGGCGTCGACATGGCGGAACTCACCCGCAGCACGCGTGAGGCACTTCTGTGAGCCAGCCTGCTGAGAGATGGTGCCAAGAAAATCCGACCATCGGGCCCCGTCCTAGCCTGTACGACGAGGTAATCGCCAAGTGCAGGCGCGTGGGCGAGTATGGGCTCATGGTGCGGATACAGGACCTCTGGGGTGACATCGATACGGATCTCGTGGATAGGACCATCGATAGACTCCGTAGCGCCGAGGCGGCCTCCAATCTGCCCTCTATGTACGCAGCGCACGTATACCACAGCCTCATCTCAGAGGTGTGGGCGGACTGGTCCGCCGAGGTAGATGGTGATGCGCACGATAGGGATGACCTCGTCATCATGATCCCCGATGCTGTGGCAGGGGCGCATGACGCATCCGATATGTCTGAGCGGCTCAGGACCATGTCGGCCCTGTGGGATGCTGACGACGTGACCCTAAGATATGGTGTGTCCATGATCAGGGCAGGTGTGTGGCCCCCTGCCCACGCTCTGGTGCTGGACGCGTACCCCTCCGACGAGGCTGTAGAGCACGTGGCTGCTAGTGGCTTGTCATACTGGCTGTACGGGTCGACAGGCAGGCAGATCCCTGCACATGTAGTGCGGGAGAACATGAAGTGGACAGGATAAATGATCGTTTATGGAGCCCAGCGTCCACAGATGGTACAGTAGCCACGTAACCAAGATAAAGGAGCCAAAATGTTTACCGGAATTTTCATCGTCATTGCAGTCAGCATCGGGCTCGCAGCGATTTGCTATCTTTTCACGTCATCCGATATTGGGGAGGCAGTCATGGTGGCCAGCCTCTATATGGCGGTTTTCGGCGTGGTCTTTCTCGTCGTCACGCTCCCGATTGTCTCTATCGTTGGGGGGCTCCTCCCGTGAATGTCCATGAGGCTGCAAAAATGCTCGGAAAGTCCGAGAGCACGGTGCGAGAATACGCGAGGGTATCTGGGCTTCAGCGAGTGGCCGGGGCATACTACATCGCACCGGACATGGTGACTGAGTGGATGTCTAACCCTCCCAGCACCAGAGGGGCCCGCGCTGGACGGAGGACAAGAAAAAAGCCTGAACTGGACGGGCCGCAAATCCTGGAATCCCTCCGAGGGTTGGAGACACCGGGTGAGCGGGCCCAGCGTATGCTGGCCAGAGAAGGGAGGCGAGAACGACTTATGGAGGCCATTAGGAAGACATCATGAGCACAGTGTATAGGGCCAAAACTCGGCCGTATAAGCATCAGAGAGAAGCTATCAAAAAGCTTCTCTACAATGGATACGGCGGGGCGCTTCTCATGGAGCCTAGGACTGGAAAGACCAAGACTGCCATCGATTGGGTCGGTATCCTTCGGTCAATCGACGTGAAAGATCCATCAATCGCAATCGTATTTGCCCCGGCTACTGTGCTCCCAGTGTGGGAGCAGGAGCTCAAGACACACTGCTCCGTGCCCTTTGACTGCATCCTGTGGGGCGCCAAAAAGCGTCGAGAAAAGGAGATACCAAAACCGGCGGATAAGCTCCTTTGGGTGCTCGTAAACTATGAGGCGCTCTCAGCTAATGGCGTGAGGACACCAGGAGGTCACGAGTCTACTAAAAGCGGCCGAGGGTGGGTAAAAAAGACGCTAAATAAGCTCGCAGAAACCCATACTGCGGCGGTTATTCTCGATGAAAGCCACAGGATTAAATCCTGCTCCTCTAAAGCGGCTCAGGCACTCTATACTATCGGTGCTAAAGCAGCATATCGATTGATTATGACTGGAACTCCTCTGACAAAAGCCTCGCGTGTCGAAGACATTTATTCCCAGTGGAAGTTCTTAAATCCACGGAGATTTATGGATGTCCCGACAAAGTCCGACTTCATGGACCGCTACAGTATTAGGAATTATAGTAGATTCGGTTTCGTCTCATATACTGGGGTGCGTAACCGGGGGGAGCTTGCGGAGAGAATGATGCAGGACTCTTACATTGTCAAAAGGGAGGAGTGCTACGATCTCCCGGAGCGCACCATCGAGAATATTCCAGTAGATCTAACAGGAACCTCCCGAGACAGATATCTCGAGATTGAGGGCTGCGGGATCTCCGGTGACGTATCAGCCACACACCTGCTGTCTCGTCTGACAGAGCTGAGTAAAATTACCGGAGGCCATATAGGTCCAGAATGGACGAAGCTGGGCTCTGCTAAGATTCAGGTGCTGCTCGATATCATCCGGCAGCACAAAGAGGAGGATACTCCGCTAGTGGTTGTGGCTAGGTTCCGTGCTGAGATAATGCGTATACGCGACCTGTGCTACGATGAGGACATTCCATGCAATACCATCATGGGTGGATCAGATATATCCGGGGAACTGTCTGAGTGGCGAAACTACTGCGGATGTCGCGTCATGATCATCCAGCCACAGGCAGGGGCGCTAGGGATCGACCTGAGGGAGGCTGACCACATGGTGTGGTACTCTCTCACTTACTCGTGGACGGACTACTCGCAGGCGTGTGACCGTATCGCGCTCTGTGAGCGGCCCACCACGATCACACACCTGCTCGCACAGGATACTGTGGACTGGGAGATCGCTAGAGTGCTGCAGGAGGATGGGGACGTGGCGGAGGCTGTCATGAGTGGAGATATACATGTGGGAGCGTGAGTATCTGGATGCCCTGCGCATGGTGATGCAGGATGGTCACCCGGTGGCGGACAGGACAGGAGTGGGTACACGATGGATGCATGGGGTGAATCTGCGGGTCCCGCTCACTGACGGTAGGGTCCCGCTCCCGCAGACGAAGGCAGTAAACCAAAAAGTCCCCATCGCTGAGCTGCTGTGGATGATTCACGGTGCGACGAATATCTACGATGGTCTCGGATCTTCTATCTGGGACGAGTGGGCCGACGCTGATGGAAACCTCGGGCCTATCTATGGGGCGCAGTGGCGCTCATGGCATGGGTATGACGGTGACTGCCACGATCAGCTCGCGGGCGTCATAGAGTCGCTCCGTGATGATCCGTACTCTCGTAGACACGTGGTATCCGCGTGGGCGGTCCACGATATCGAGGATATGGCGCTCCCTCCGTGCCACACGCTTTTTCAGTTTAATGTAGACGAGGATAAAGGACTGTATACGTCTCTATATATGCGGTCGGGGGATCTCTTTCTGGGGGTGCCATTTAATCTCTTCGAGTATGCTCTTCTCACCCACATGGTGGGAGAGCTGACATCCCTGATGCCGATAGAGCTTAGTGTGTATATCGCCAACGCCCATGTCTACGAGAACCACCGCGAGGCAGTCATGGAGCAGCTCAGACGCCATATCCCACCCACAGAGGCTCGAGTAGTTATAACTCCCAGGGAAAGATCCAAAATAGAAGACTTCCACGAGGGGGACTTTAGTTTTCCCGACTACCATCCGCAGCCCAGAATCAAGGCACCAGTGGCCGTATAGGAGCACAAATGAAAGAGATTTTTGAAAATCAAAACAGACTAATCCGAGACGTCTACCATATTGATTTGAGCACCGCATCGAAGCAGGCAGAGGCCTACAGGGTGTATACGCTGGCAGCTGTGGACGAGCTCATGGAGGCGCTCCACGAGGTGCCGTGGAAGCCATGGTCCCACAGGGTGGCATGGGATAGGGAAAATCTGGGAGACGAGCTCGCGGACGTTTTCACTTTCCTGGTACAGCTCTGCTGCATCGTGGGGGTGGACGCAGAAGAGCTGGAGGAGCGGTACTGGCAGAAGAGTCACATAAATGTGGGCCGGCAGGAGTCTGGGACCTACGGGGCGGATACCACCGCTGAGGTGGGGACGCCGCAGGCGGAGGCCATCCGTGTGGCCCGTGCTATTGCCCGGTATGGGGAGTGTACGTCGGCGAAGGTTGGATGCTGCATCCTCGACCGGGATGGGCGTATGGCTGCCGCGTACAACCACGCGCCAGATGGTGTGGAGAGGTGCACGCACGCCCCCGAGGATGGCTGTCCCGGGAGGACTATCCATGCTGAGGTGGCTGCTGTGGCCGAGGCTGCATGCCATAGAGTGCAGCTGGATGGGGCCACAGCCTACGTCACCTTGCCTCCGTGCAAAAAATGTGCCCATCTTTTGCGCTTCGTCGGGGTGAAGGATATCGTGGTCGTATGAACATCATCATAGAAGGGGCCGACGGGTCCGGGAAGAGCACTCTGGCGAGAGTATTCGAGTCGCGGGGGTGGATCCTAGCCCCGAGGGCCTGCACCTCTGAGGGGGGTCCGATGGGCACCAGCGAGACGAGGCAGTGGCTTAGAGACAGCCTGTCATGGGATGGGTACGTTATGGACCGACATCCGATCCTATCGGGATACGTGTATGACCACGTGCTTGGCCGGACCACACTGCCGAGGTGGTATGCGAACTACCTTAGACCCGCACTCCACCAGTCCATCATCGTGTACTGCCGCCCGCCCCGGCCGGGGGGTGGGGGCTCGGGCTCCCCCCCGCCCCGCGGGGGGGGGGTG